AAGCAGGCTGAATGGCGGTACACCGCGCTAAGTGAGCCGTTTTTGAGCACATCTGATGTGTTCAAGGTACGCCCGGTGACCTGGGAGGATAGGAAAAGTGCACAACAGAACCAGTTGGTTCTGAATAACCAGTTCAATACCCAGTTGGATAAGACGACTTTCATTGATGAGTACGTCCGGGCTGCGGTGGATGAGGGTACGGTGATTGTGAAGGTGGGTTGGGCCTTTGAAGAAGAGGAATATGAAGGTGAGTTCCCGGTAGTTGAATACCGGGTGAACCCAGAGATGGCAGAGATGCACCAGCAGCTTGCCCAGTTGAAAGAAGAGTCACCGAGCCAGTTCGCTACGGATGTGCCTGAGGAAATGCGGCAGGCCCATGAGTTAACCATGGAGAATGGCCAGCCCATTGAGCCGGTGATCCTGGGACGCAAGACGGAAACCCGTACACGTACACGTAGGAACAGTCCTACGGCTGAGATATGTGACTACCGCAACGTGATGTTTGATCCCACCTGCATGGGGGATATTGACAAGGCCAGCTTTGCAATCGAAACCTTCGAGGCTTCGATGTCCGAGCTCAAGAAGGCAGGGAAATACAAGAACCTGGACAAGATCGTCATTGGGAACAACTCCGTGCTGTCACAGCCGGACCACGCTACCAGTGATGCGGCTCAGAACTTCAACTTCACTGACGAACCCCGCAAGAAGGTCGTCGTGCACCAATACTGGGGTTACTGGGACATCGATGGCTCCGGGATTGTGAAGCCATTCGTGGCTGCATGGATCGGGGACACGTTGGTCCGTATGGAAGACTCCCCATTTCCAGACAAGAAGATCCCGTTTGTCGTAGTCAAGTACCTACCCGTGCGGCGCAGCCTGTACGGTGAGCCTGATGGCGAACTGCTGGAGGACAACCAGAAGGTTGTTGGTGCTGTCACCCGAGGCATGATCGATGTCATGGGCAAGTCTGCCAACGGGCAGACGGGTATTCGCAAGGATGTGCTCGATGCCACCAATCGGCGCAAGTTCGACAGCGGCAAGGACTACGAGTTCAACGCCAACGTGGATCCACGCCAGGGTATCTACATGCATACCTTCCCTGAGATCCCCAACTCTGCCCAGTTCATGCTGCAGTTGCAGAACCAGGAAGCAGAGTCGCTGACCGGGGTGAAGTCCTTCAGTCAGGGTATCTCTGGTTCCAGCCTGGGGGATGTGGCTGCTGGTGTACGAGGCGCATTGGATGCAGCCAGCAAACGTGAGCTTGGAATCCTGCGCCGTCTTAGCGCAGGCATTGTTGCCGTGGGACGCAAGTTCATCAGCATGAACGCTGAGTTCCTGTCTGAGGTCGAGGTGGTGCGGATCACCAATGATGAGTTCGTCAAGGTTCGCAAAGACGATCTGCCGGGTAACTTCGACCTTAGCTTGTCCATCTCCACTGCGGAAGAGGACAACAACAAGGCACAGGAACTGGCTTTCATGCTGCAGACCATGGGCAACAACATGGACCCGGATCTGTCCAAGATGATCCTGTCTGATATTGCCCGCCTGCGCAAGATGCCTGATCTGGCTGAAAAGATCGAGTCCTACCAGCCCCAGCCTGATCCTATGGCTCAGAAGAAGGCCCAGCTTGAGATTGCCCTGCTTGAGGCACAGATTGCAGTTGAGCAGTCAAAAGCCCAACTAAACAACGCTCAAGCCCAACTTGGTGGGATAAAGATGGGTACTGAGCAGGCTAAGGCCAATCAAATGCGTAGTGATACTGATTTGAAGAATCTTGACTTCGTTGAGCAAGAATCCGGCGTTAAGCAGGAAAGAGATCTGCAAAAGAGCGGTGAACAGGCCAGAGCCAACATAGTACTTGAGAGTCACAAGCATAATTTGTCTCAAATTGATCAAAAGAACAATAAAGATAAGAAATAACAGTAGTATCTTGTTGTATAGTCCTACTGTTCCACATTACCTTCTATTACCTCCTGAAAGCACTGGTAGATACAACACATGACAAGTAACAGCAGCATCAAGGCCATTGAACTCAACATTGAGCAGCACAAGAAGATCAGTAACTACGGCAAAGCCGTAGAGCGGCTCAAGGCAAACAAGGACTTCAAGCAGATCGTCATTGACGGTTACTTTTCACAGGAAGCTATTCGGTTGGTTCACCTTAAGGGTGATCCGGGTATGCAAAGTGCAGACTCGCAGTTGTCGATTGTCAAGCAGATGGATGCGGTCAGCGCATTCAGTCAGTATCTGAATGTCCTGGTTATCCAGGGCAATATGGCTGATAAGGCCATCGGGTATGACGAAGATATGCGCGAAGAGATTCTGGCTGAGGGTTCTGACTAATGACCACAGCAACTACGGATAAGGGTGCGCCAGTTTCGTACCTGGATATGTCTGATGAGGACATTGCCAATATCGACCCGAGCACGGTTGGTGCTGGGGTTACTGCTGAGGTGGTCACCGAGACTCCTGCCGAAGAGGTGGTTGAAGTCGCTGATGAGGTAGTGGCGAAGGAAGACGATGGTGATGAGGACGACGCAGACACGAAGGCGACAGCCGAAGTGGATGCGGAGGACGATGCCGAAGACAAAGAAGACGAGGCTGACGAGGTAGCAGAAAAGGAAGTGGCTCCTAAGAAGGAAGTCCCTGCTCCCAAAGCCGAAGTCAAGGAAGACAAGGTTGTTGAGCCTGCTCCTGTGGATTACAAGGCGGAGTACGAACGTATTCTGAAGCCGTTCAAAGCGAATGGCCGTGATATTCAGGTTGCGTCAATGGATGACGCGATCTCCCTGATGCAACAGGGTGCGAACTACAACAAGAAGATGCAGGCTTTGAAGCCGAATCTGAAGTTGATGAAGATGCTGGAAAACAACGGCATGTTGAATGAAGAACGTATCGGCTTTTTGATTGACCTGGAAAAGAAAGATCCAGCCGCAATCAACAAGCTGATCAAGGATAGTGGTCTGGATCCCATGGATCTGGACGCTGAGAAAGCAGGTAGCTACACACCCAAAACTCACACTGTTGATGACAGAGAGATGGAGCTGGATTCGGTGTTGGATTCCATTTCGGATTCCCCATCGTACAACCGGACCCTCGATGTTGTCAGCACGAAGTGGGATGGTGCAAGTAAGCAAGTGATCGCCGGTACACCGCAATTGTTGAAGGTGATAAATGACCATATCGAAAGTGGCATTTACGACATCATCGTCAAGGAAGTGGAACAGGAACGGATGCTTGGTCGCCTGAATGGTTTGTCGGACATTGACGCCTATCGCAAAGTTGGTGATGCAGTGCAGGCACGCGGGGGTTTTGCAAACTTGGGGCACCAAGAGCAAGCACCGGCACCTGTAGTTGTACAGCCAAAGCCAAAGGTTCTGGACGACACGCTACGAGACAAGAAACGAGCGGCTGCTTCAACTAAGACAGTGGCACCTAGCCAAGTCAATAAGGATTTCAATCCATTGGCACTGTCGGACGACGAATTCAGCAAGCTCTCTGTGACCAATTTCAGGTAGTAATACCTAACCATTTCAGGAAAATATCATGACTATCAAATACGGTACCGGTGGTACCAATTCTTCGGTTGGCACCGCTGGCGCAGGCCAGTTGAGCGGGGACTATTTCTATCAGAAGAAAGCTCTGATCGAACTGGTCAAAGAGCAGTACTTCAGCCAGTTGGCTGATGTGACCTCCATGCCCAAGAACATGGGCAAGACGATCAAGCAGTATCTGTACATCCCCATGCTGGATGATCGCAACTTGAACGACCAGGGCATCGATGCTGCTGGTGTTGTGCATGTGGCTTCGCATGTGAACGTCACGTTCCCGGCACAAGTGGTGATTGTTGATGCGTCCGCTGCTGCTGCAGTTACGGCCATCAATGCCAACATCAACACATCTGCTCTGGGTGTCGAGACTGTGGCATCTGCTGGTAGTGCTGGTTCTGGTGGTTCGGGCTTGACCTTGATCACGCTGACCAAGCTGTCTGTGCGTTATCTGAGCACGACTCAATCCAACGCCGTCATCG